CCGCATGGACGCGAACAGTCATGAAAACCGCGACGATGAAGGACAGCATCATCACGGAAAGAAGGACGCAAAACCAAACGACGAAGCGCCAAGAGAATTGGGCCACGGCGATATCCTTTCGATGTAAGGAGGTAGTCTTACGGAGAGCCTCTGAAGGCGAGCCACAGCAGCCCGAGCGCGCCGGCCACGACGATGCCAACAGCAGTCACCAAGCTTTGCTGCTTGATCGTCGCGACGGATTCGCGCCAAGAGCGCAAATGCGCCATATCCTTCTGCATTTCGACGGGATCGCTGGCGTCGATGCCGAGCTGCAGGAGCGTTTCGGAAACGGCTTCCGCTACGATCTTCTTCAGTTCGTGCTCCGTCATCGCTTCTGCCCCTGTTTCTCAAGGGCTTCTGCAGCTTTGATGAGTGCCCTATTTTGCCGAAGGGCACATCCGCCGACGCGGCGGTCATTTGCCCAGAGTGGATTGCTTTCCGCCTGCGTCAGATCGCGGTCGGGAATGTTGGAGAGTTCGCCGCAGGGCTTCTTCAGGCTATCGGGAATGTGGGCGGGCGTAGGCGTCAACGGCATGTGACGATCGACCGTCATGCAGCCCGTGAAGCCAGAGCAGATGAGGAAAGCAGAGAGGAGCGCAAGTTTCTTCATATCAGCGCCCCACCCTGTTCAAGGCGCGGCCGACTTCGCGCGGGACGCATATGTTCTTCTTGGTGGCCGAGGCGTCTTGCGCCTTCTTCAGATCGGCGTCGGCTTGCTCGTCCTTGCGCCTCTGGGCGTCGAGCTGATGTTCTGCCGCTATGCGGTCTATCTCGGCCTGCGTCTTGCGCTTGTCGGCTTCCTGCTGGGCTAGGTCCTTCTCGCGCTGTTTCTCCCAAGCCTGGCGCTCGTGGGCGATGCCGTTATTGTAGAGATGATCGCTCCACCACCAAATGCCGAGAGCAATCGCGCCGATTATGGCGGCATAGACGATGAGCGAGGCGAGAAGCTTGCCGAGTCCGGTCTTGCCCATGAGCCAAAGGATCAGAGTGGCCATAACAGCACCAGTCCGATCAGAGCCGCGATGCCGGCAAGGAAGATGCCGATCTCAGTGGCGTACTCGTCTATGATGAGAGCGAAGACGGCTTTGAGGTTTTCCATCAGAGCGCTCCCGAAAGGCACAACTCGCCCTCGCCTATGCGCGTCGCATCGCCATTGGTGCGCCTGTTCACCAAGCCGATGATCACCCTGCCGCCCGACTTATTGAACGCCGTCGCGGCATTGCAACTGGCAATCCACATCTGCTTGATGCCGAAGGCCGCCGCGCGCGAATTGCAGGCGGCGCTGGAGCCGATGTTCCAGGCGAGGCTATCCATCATCGCTCGCCACGAAATCGGAGCTTTGTTGAAGCCGGGAATGCAGGACACTAGCGCCGGCCGAAATTCCTTCGTCATGCGGCGCTCAAGGCGTTCTTTGCAGCCCTTCGGCGTCTCGACCATGCCAGGCTTTACGTTCTGGGTATCGCCCGCGCAGATGGTCCAGACTGGCGGCTTAGGGATGCGATCGAGGTAGGCGCGAAGCACTTCGCCTTCCCACGGCTCAACCAGATAGGTTGAGGCCAGCACCACATCGTCCGGCGTGCCGTTGATGTAGCGGACGCCGCCGACTGTGACGCCAACCATGGCGAGGACAGCGGCAATCGCGGCCCGAGCGCGACCGCTCGCCCGTAGCTTTGCAAGCATGGGAGATGTCTCCTAATCGTTCCGGTAGAGGTGGCCGATGCCAGAGGCGATGAAGAGCGCCACGCCAAGCGCCGTGTAGACTTCAGGCGATATCTGCAGCCACTCTTGGAAGGCGAACCACATTTGGCTTATCGCATCGAGGATGAGCATCAGAAGGCCGAGCCATGCGGCGTGGAAGCGCAGCCTGCGGCCGACAGTCTTGCGCTTCTTGGTGGGCATGGCGTTGATTCCAGAGGGCTTTAACCAGTTGCTAACGAAGCTCTTGCCCGTCCGAGTTGCCGGTCCTATGCTTGAGGCACGGGGAAAATGCATGCGGCTTATAGGGGTTGGAGGGCGCTGCGATGCTTCGCGTCTTGCGTAAATTCTGGAAGGATCAGCGCGGCGTAGCGATGATCTTGGTGGCGATCATGCTGCCGGCACTGATCGGCTTTGCGGTTCTGGCCGTCGACCTGAGTCGCGCGAACGGGCTTCACAACGATCTGCAGAAGGGCATTGACGCGCTTGCTCTAGCGGGCGCCGGTGAACTGGATGGGCGCCCCGACAGCATCACGAGGGCTGATCGGGCCATCACCAATCTCATCGCCAACAGAACGCTGTTTTCCACGTCGGGCAGTCACCAGATCGCCTTGGCCGACGTGACCGTGACCTATCTGACCGGCATCCCCGCCAGCGACGATATCGGGCTTGATGCTAACGGCGTGGATGCAAACGGCGTAAATTGGGCCAGCACTGACCCCGAGGCGGTGAGCTTCGCCGAGGTGACTGTCAACGCGGATGGTGCCGGCGGCTTCGAGGCCATCTTTCCAGTCGGCTTTAATGCTGGCAACGACACGATGGATATCCGCCCGCAGGCTGTTGCTGGCTTTCAGACATCCGTCTGCGATTTCACTCCGATATTCATCTGTAATCCATATGAGAATGACCCCAACCACACCCTTCAAGAGGCGGCTGCCGATCCCAACCTTCGGCGCCGTCTGATCGAGGTCCGCAAGGTCGGCAACGGTGCGGCCGCTGGCCCAGGCAATTTCGGTTTCCTGCAACCGCCGGATGGCGTCGGCAACGGCGCCAAGGGCCTCGCAGAGACCATTGCGACATCGAAACCCAGAGGCTGCTACGGGCAAAAGGGGGTCGACACCAAGACCGGCCAGAACGCTGGGCCTGTGCAGGATGCCTTCAATGTCCGGTTCGGCATCCGTGCCACAGGCGGCGGTTTCAATACCGCCGAATATGGCCCGGCCGCCAATGTCAGGAAGGGCGCCAAGAAGACTTCCGGTGGCGCCGGCCAATGCCCGGCAATGAACCAATTGACCTTCGGGCTGGCCGGCAACATGGGGCTGCCGAGAGATCAATCCCAACCGTACCTGAACGGGCGAATGGGTGACGGGAATTGGCCGCTAAGCACATATTGGAGCACCAATTTCGGGTCCTCCATTCCGATGCCGCAGAGTTGGTCGTCGACGAAGCCCACCAGATACGAGGTCTACAAGTACGAGCAGTCCGCCGGATTGGTGAATCATGCATCAACTGGCGGCGAAACAGGGACGCCGGCCAACGCCTGCCCATCTGCTATCACGTCCATCGACCGGCGGCTGCTTTATGGCGCCATCCTCAACTGCAATGCGCTGGAAGCCGCAGGTAACGATCTCTCCGGCCACAGCGTTGGCGTTCCCGTCGCGGCGTTCGGCAGCTTCTTCATCACTGAGCCCGTCATGTCGGCGGCGGACGATGCCTCCGTCATGGTGGAGTTAGTCGATATCTCCGCTGGCGGCCAAGGAACGCTTGACCAATTCGTTCGCAATGAGGCGCAGCTTTACCGATGATGAAGGCGTTGACCATTTGCGCGATCACCTTTGTCCTGCCGGCTTCGGCGGAGGAAATGTCGCCGGTCGGCTGCAACGCCTTGAGCGAATCTGCGGCCTCGGCGGCGGATAGGCTCGAGGAAACCCTTCTCACCATGAAGGGCGACGCCTTCCGCGCCGCCATGGCTGTCATGCCGGACAGCGCCAAGGATGAAGCCGGCGATCTCGACGACGCCAGGATCGGCGCGGAATCGGCGCTGCGTGTCTACAAGGCATCGCTTGAGGCCTTTGCCAAGGCGATCAAGGACTGCGGCAATTAAGCCGAGAGCGTTGGCAGAACGGCATCGTCGACGGGCGCGGTCAGCGTTACCTTTCGGATGAATGTTCCATTGTAGGATTGATCATTAGGATCGCCGCCGAACGACGCGGTGGCCATCGGATTCATCGTGGTGTTTGCCATCGTGTCGTTAACGACCGAGCTGCCATCGCATGAGAAACTGAGCCGGTCATTGGTGCGTGTAACCGCAATTTTATGCACACCCGGCCCATGCGAGGTGTCGATCTCAACATTGCGGATGACAAAGCTCGACTCATGGGCGTCGACGCGCAACCCGGTGAACGCCGTGCTGCGTTCTATCACCAAAGACTGGCTTAGGCCCGCATCGACGAGATAGAGCAGATAGGTGGCACCGTCGGTGGTCAGTTCCTCCCACTCGATAGTGGTGGTCCAATTCATCGTCTGATAGGCGGCCAGGTAATCGCCGAGGGAATCTACGACGCCATCAACATCGTTATCGAGGATTTCGAGGCCGCTAGCCCCGACGCGCGACGGCTTGTCGATGATGTCGGCAATCGCCACCGGGGAGCCGTTGTTTGTGTAGATCTCGCTTAGATAATCGAGGCTCCAATCGAAGCCAGCCGGCGGGACAAAGCCGGACGGCGGCGAGAGCGCTGCGACCGAAGACCAGAAGCCCTTGCGAAGATAGAACATCATAGGAAATTGCCCACGCCGATGCAGCTCACATCAGCGCCGGTGGTAATCTTCCATGCACCTGATACGCTGATCATCCCGAGCGGGATGACGAAAGGAACCAGATTGGAAAGGCTGGCGGTGCCGCCGGCAAAAACCGTGATCGAGGTCGCGCCATCCAAGAGCGCGACAGCTCCAGCATCGAGCGAGGCCGGAATCACCAGGATATGACTGATGAAGTCGCCGGCGGCACCGGTAGCGCCTAGAGTTTGCGCGGTGACCGATGCTGCCACCGTCTCATATTCTCCGGCGCCGAGATCGGTGAGCGCCTTGAGCGAGCTTGAGCGGTCGGTGCCGTCGCTGCCGCGCAGTGCCACCGGAAGCGCCTTTCCGGAGGCGGTGTCCACATCATTGGCGGTGCCGTCTGGACCCCATGTCGCCTTGACGCGCTGGACGAGGAGGCCGCCGCCGATGTCATCTGCCGAAATGGTTTTGCCGGTGCCTGGCGTCACATCGATGTTGTCTGCCATGAGATCAAGCCCTTGTCAGTGCGAGGAGAAGGCCAAGAGGCGTGCCGCCCCCCGTGAAATAGACGTGATGGCGCGCCCTATAACCACGCCCGACGACCGCGCTCATCATATAGACGTCGAAGAAAAGCTCATCCGGCGGATCAGAGCCGAAATCTGTCACCACGTCGGCGCTATCGTAATGCTTCGAATTGGTCGTTGATGTCAGAGTCCGCTTCACCGTGGTGCCGTCGGTGTCGATGATGTCGATTTCGAACGAAAGCGTTGCCTCTCCAAAATTCGCCGGGTTGAGGCCAGAAGCCAGCCTGGAACGATAGTCCCAGGAGAGATCGATACCATCCGGCGATCCGACCACGGCATTGAGATTGACGCAGGCGTATGGCGTCTCGGCGAAACCACGGATCACGTTAGGAACGATGGCGCCAGATGTCGGGCTTTGCCCCGCGCCCACCGCCTCGAAATACTTGGTCTCGCCGAGATCCGTGAGCGGCAGCGCCATAACATGTAGCCAAGCCGCGTCAATCATTACGAAGATGTCGCCGACCTCATGCGAATAGGCGTAAACCTCCGAGCCGTGATACCCTCGCACGGTGAAGCCGGACAGCGTGTAGGTGTTGTCACCATTGTCGGTGACGGTCTTGTAGCCGACACCTTCCCAGCGCCCCGCCCTGCCGATGAAGGCAAGGTTTGCGCCGGCCAACACTTCGGCTTCCGTCTTGTCGACGAGGAGCGCGACGCTACCGGCCGTTCTGCGGATGGTGACGGTCGAGGCATCGTCGGTCGCGAAGGGATCGACCGGGCCATTCAACTGCGTGATGCAGGTCGCGACGACGCCTTGGTGCGGTGCCTGCGTGAAGGCCTGCGCGAGAGCGTCCACCGCCGAGCCCATGAGCAGGAGGCCGCCGGACCAGTTCGCCTGTCCCCTGCCGGCCAGGATTCCATATTGGCAAAGGCCAAGGCCTGCGAGGTCGTCTGCATAGCTGACCAGCGGCAGATCGAGGTGGATGTACTGCGTGGCCTGGCTGACAGCCGAAACGTCCGGTCCGGTGACCGACGTGACGATGGTCGATACCCTCGTCTGGAAGTCGAGCGCGGCGATCTCCGCCGTGAAGTTGCGATCGGTGCCGACGCTATCGATCTGGACGGCATAGGAAACATCGCCCGAGGGCACCGTCACCACATCACCGGGAAGATAAGTCGGCTTGCCGGTGACCGAAAACGTGTGGTTGCGACGCTTGGCCTGCAGATCGAAGAATTTCTCCGTGACGAAGGTCTGCGCGTCCTGATCGGTCATCACCAGCGGCGTCGAATAGCGCTCTGTGCGGATGGAATTGTTGATGGCCGGCATGGAGAAGGAAGCGGGCCGCGAGACGTAGCCCTGGTCCTTCGAGATATATTGCAACTCGACGCGCGAGACGCTGCGGATCGTGGCGTCGTCCTTGCTCTTCACCGAGCCGTCGGCATCGACATAGACCAGATCGGCGGTGGTGATCGCATCATCGATCAGGAAATTGTCATCGCGCCCCGGCTTCTTGAAATAGAAGCCGTTGCCCGTGTCGGCGAAGGAAAAGGTGTAGATGTCGGCAATCGACTGGAGCACCGTCCTGACATTGGTGTCCTGGTCGATGACGAAGCCGTAGGCGGTGAGCCCATCGAAGCCGGAGAAGGTCAATTCGCCCGAGGAATAGCCCGCCAGGAACATCGTCTTGGTGATGAGGCTCTGCAGCGTGATCGCGCCCGGCACCACGTTCTGTTGCTGATGGACGGTCCAGACGTATTCGCCGATGGCCGTGATGTATTGGCCCTTGGCCTGGTCGGCGATCACCAGTTCCCGGCGCAGGTCATCGTCTGCCGAAAGACCGGAGGCGAAGGTCGAGATCGACTTCCCAACGATATCGAGCAGGCGGATGTCGTAGTGGGATGCATCGGTCCAAGCCAACATCAGCACATAGCCCGGACGGCTGACGAGGCGCCCGTTGTGGCCGCCGATCGCCGTGTTGGAACCGCCTGCGCCAGTCGCGATGGTGAAGGAATCGACGACCGCGCCGGTGTCGGGATTTACGTATTTGAACTCTTCCGGGTCGGAACGCTGCAGGATCACCAGATAGCCGGTCTGCGTATCGAACCAGAGCACGTCCACCGTCGGTGAATCGCCGGCCAGCGACAACAGAAACGTCGATGTCCACGCGCTGCCGTCGTATTTCAACTCATACACATCGGCGGTGTCGTCTAAACGGGAATCGATGGTGAAGAATGACGAAGCGCCCGTAGTGCGCCGGCCGTTGGCGACGATGTTGCGGCCCGCCGCGCCTTCGGGGTCGACGTCAAATGTACCCGCAGTCGTGTCGTATACGCCTGTTGCCAGGGTGCCTGCGTCGAAGTTGCCGCCAATGAAGAGCCATAGATTCCCGAACGCCTGAGCATTCGTCCAAGTCATGTTCACCGTGTCTGCCCAGGAAGCGAGCAGATGACCGGTGGCGCTATCGTAGATGCCGGAAAGGCGCGATGTGGCGCCATAAAGCTGAGCGAGGAGCAGTCCCGTGCCCGGCATCGCTATCGCTCGGCTAAGCTGGTAGCCCTCAGTGGTGAGATATGGCTCCGATCCTTCCAATGGTACGCGGTAGCGCTCCGTGCGCGTCGCCACGTCGAGCACGGCGAGATAAATCTGCGTCAGGCCCGGAATGTCGGTCGGTTCAAGGATCTGGTAGATGACATCTTCCGCCGGATCGTAGGCAGAGCCATTCGGAAAGGCATTCATCACGCCACTCGGCGCCGGGCCGGTCCAGACGATCTCGCCGCTTGGTGGCGTCATCGTCGAGGCATTCGAAATCACCGCCTTGACGGTCGGCGGGCTCGAGGCCGCGAAACCGTCGAGATAGACCATGGCGAAGTTCTGCCAGGCGCCGGCATTGGCGCCGATGGCGGCGGACGCTATTGGATCAATCGCGGTGTGCTGCCCGCCATAGAAGCGGAAGGTGGTCGTGGCGCCAATCCCGTTCTCGGCGTCGTAGACGACCTCATCATTCACCTCGAGCCGGACCAGGATGTAGCCCAGATTGAACGGGTCGTAGGCCAGCAGATAGCCGATCTGCGCCCCGACCGAGGTGCCATAGACAGGAACATCGACGGTCGGGCTGAGGGCGTCTCCCGTGGTGTATTTGCTGCCCGGCGGCCAACTGTCCAAGGCCCTGTCGAAGCCGGAGCCGCCGGCCGCTTTCGCGCCAGAAACCGAGTTCGGATATTGCGTGTAGCCCGTGATGACGCGCGAGGTGACCGAGCCGCCGATCACCGGGTTGCCGTCGACCTTGCCGGTGCCGATGACGATCGGAATCTGGCGCCCGAGCACGGACGTGAAGGAATATGGCGACGTCGCAGAAACCGGATCGGGCTGCTTGGTGGCGTCCTGGCTGATCGGGCCAAGATGAAAGAACGGCCGCGCGCCGACGGAGGTGTAGGCCATCAGGCGGCGCTCGACAATTCGGCCGGGGTATAATCCTGACCCGGGAAGCGGTTGAGGTTGTTGTATTTCTTACAGCCGCCGTTGCGCGTCAGATCGCAGCCGGCGCTGATGGTGACGGTGTCGCCGATCGCGATATCGAAGGGCGTCCCGTTGACCAGATCGACCAGCGAGGTTCCGGCCGTCCAGTTCCTGGCCCAATCCTCGTAGCCATCGTTCGCGCCGGAGGTGAAGGTCACCTTGCCATGCGTGAAATCGAAATTGCTCGGGTTGGTCACGGCGATGGTGAATTTCCCGGTATCAGTGACGCTCGCAACGGTCGCGGTGAGCGTCAGGGGAGCGAGATCGACGCCGCATTCCGTGCCGCCGAACTTGAATGAGCACATCGGCTGGATGGTGAAGAGGAAGATATCGGCCATGGCGTCAGCCTTGGTCGTGATCTCGATCGAGCCGGTGATGCGATCGGTGAACTGCGTGTTGCCGATGAAGCCGTCGACGATGATCTCTCGATCTGATGGATCCGCGGATCGCGCCACCCAGCAGGTGATGGTAGCCCCCCGCCATGCGCCGCGCTTGATATCATCGGCAAGGAGAGGCCCAATGTCATCGAAGGGCAGCGTCAGATCGATGCCGGCCGGGCGCCCGCCGTTGGCGACGGTCCATTTGGTCACGGTGAAGCCGGGCGACTTGACGAAGGTCTCGGCCGAGACGGTCTTATCGACATCGGCGTCCGTCATCAGCACAGTGCCCTTTATCGGGCTCACTAGCTTAATGAGGAAACAGCGGCCCACCTCCAGGCTTTGAAGCTCGGAGACCAGTGTCGGCGACCAATCCCGGCTCAAGGAATGACCTCGATTGCCTTGAGGTCTGACAGGTCTACAACGTTCTCATTTTGCACCGGGAGCGAGGCCGAGAATGCGTCGCCATCAAAACGCACGGGAACATAGAACTCGAAATCGGCGGTTACCTCTTCGCCAAGCGATGGCGCATTACCTGAGAGGAATTCAACAGCGCCACCGACGATCGACCATGAGCTTGCATCGGCCTCGTGGCCATCGATGTAAACAACCACTGTCGCAGCCTTCACATATGGCAGAAGCCGCACGTAAGGATTATTTCCAGCCGAATAGGTCTTGCTGAAGGGGAACGTCGTCTGCGACCCGTCCCCGAGGCCAAGCGATTGCCCAACGGCCCGGAAATCCGTCCAGTCCTTCATCAAGAAGGCTTTGAAATCCCCTCTCCGATCGTACCAGAACGCCCTCAACTGGTCCGTAAGTTCAATATCGGCATACTGCAAGTTCCATGAATAAACATGGCGAACCTTCGACAGATTCTGCAGTCGACGCTCCTGCATGTTTACCGCCACGACCTTATCGGTCGAGAAGGTTGGGCCGCCCCTGAACCCGACAGATACGGTTTCCGGCATGATGAGGTTATCAACGGCCATTGATGGACCTCAACGAGTCCCGCACGGCGATCTCGACTTGCCGGCGCATCTCGGCCATCTTTTCAGGCGGCATCGTCTGCACATTCACAACAACGGTGGCTGGATAGATCATCCCACCAGTGGCAAAGGGCCCCGGCACGCGCGGCTTGCGAGAAAAGATCGTGCGCAGCCGCGCCAGCAATTTATCGACCATTGATCGACCTCAAACCTTCGCGCAGTTGAAGGGCGAACTGGCGCTTCATCTCTGCAATGCTGTCGTTGCTGACCTGGGCGTTAGCTTGAACCGTGATCGGCATGTGGAAGACGATCGGTCGCTGGTCGACTGCGATAGTCGAGGTCTGCGAGCGGACATCCTCGAACTGATCCGGCCTTGCGATGATGACGCGCTCATTCGGATTCTTGAAGAACTCGACCTTTTGCGTGTCGCCAGCATCCCCGCCGATCATGCCGCCGGATGCAAAGCCCATCGTAGGATGAGATCCACCATAGACGATATTGCGGGCGATCTCTTGAGGGGTTGCCGCGAGGCCATCCAGCCCATAGCCGATGATGCCGCGCCCGATGATTCCAGCCGCCTGGAAGTTCGCCTGGACCTGCTTCAGCACCTGCGCGTATTGCGCGGAAAGCTGCGCCTGCTGGCTGGTGTCGACGTCAGAAGACGGGTCGCCATAGGACGAGCCACCAAAGGCAGACGATGCGCTGGCCGAGCTGGTCTTGATATCGTCGAGAATCTGCGCGGTTTTCTTTGTGTTGGCCGCCGTGTCTGTGATGGCCATCGACAGTTTGTCGGTAGCCGACGTGTCGGTTGTGCCAAGAGATTGAGCGCCACCAGCAAGAGCATTCATCTGCTGTGGCGTGAAGATGCCGACCGTCTCATCCGGGCTCTTGAAGAACGATACGCGCTGCGTATCGCCGGGATGGATCATGCCGCCGGTGGCGAAACGGGTGACGTTGACATTCGTCGACCCAAGATCGCCCGAACCGCCCATTGAGCCATAGCCAGACGTGCGCGGAACGCTGTTTGAAGTAATCGATGGGCCGGAAGTCTCATCATCGCCTCCGTAGCGCGTCACGCCGACCGTGGACGTGCCGCCAGAACCATTCGGCACATCATAGAGTGACTGAGTGCCAGAACCCACCCTGCGGGTGACGACGGTAATCGTCACGGTACGATTCTTGATCGCCTGGATTGCCCGATTGAGCTTGGCCGCATCAGCCGAACCTGCATCCATCTGCTGACGTGCAAGGATGAGGCTGTTGATAAACTTGTTGACCTGATCGACGCCAAGACCGTTCTGGATCAAAGTTTGGCGGATCATGTCGAGACCGCTGGCTACAGTGCTTGCCGACGCGCCACCGCTGTTCAGCGCATCGAAGAGTTTGTTGACCGTCGAGATTGCGTCTTGGATGGCTTCATTGGCGCCCTTGATACCGGACACATCCCCAAAAATCTCGTTGATGTTTTCCTTGCCGCCTGCGGTTTCGAGGGCCTTGCTCCACGTCTCGACGCTTTTGGTTGCATCCCGATATTTCTGTTCAAGTTCGAGGATGCCGCTTAGCTGATCCTGCCTCACTTTTTTGAAAACATCATCGACACGACCGAACTGACCTACGGATGCCTCGATGGAGGCCGACATCTTGCCCAGCGCTGAAGTGCTGACGTTCGTGTTTACGCCCCCGAACAGTTTAGCGATGATCGAGTCGGCATCCCCTGCCTTGGAGCCGACATCCTTGAAGCCAGCGGCGATCTCGGAAAGGGTCTTTTCGACCTGCTTGCCGTCAACGATGACATCTTTCAGGCCGGATTCCGAAGCAATGACTTTTGCAGCTTTCGCTGCATCGTTGGCTCTATCCTGCAGACTGGCAGCAAACTCTTTTGCAAAGTCGCTAAGGTTGGGATCAATGCGAAGCTTGCCGAGCGCATCCTGAAGTGCTTCAGCATTGACAGACCCGTCTTTGATGCCGGCCGAAAGCTTTGAGAATGCTTCCGACCCTGCCGCGCCCATGACGCCGAAATCGCCGCCGATGACGCTCAGGTCAATACGAAGGCCATCCAAGAGCGAACTTAGCGTCTTTTGGGCGTCGCTTACATTCTTTGCAATGTCGGCCACCACGACGGATTGTGGCAGCTTCTTGGCCTCAGCCTCGTAATGCTTGAGCGCCTCTTCGGCCTTTGGGTAGGCGCCAGCGATCTCCTCAATAAGTGCCTTGTGGCCCTCAAGGATTTCATCGACGGACTTAATATCTTCGCGGGTGGCGAGCAAGTACGCGGCAACGGCTGCAACAGCCCCAACGCCGGCCGTTGTAATCAGGCCTGGTGTTGATGCGAGCCAGCCAACGAAAGCCGCCCTCGACGCTGCCGTGGCGGCAATAAGACCCTGCGGACCAGACAGGGCGAATGAAAGATGGTTGGCCTGTTGTGCGAACGCCTGAAGAGGAGAGGCGCCGATCAGGAGGCTTTCGGCTGCCGAACGTGCCGAATGGCTCAGCGACATCATCTGTGCCGCACCAAGCCGTGATGCCGCGGTTACCGTCCCCGTGGCAGTCGCCACTTTGCCGAGTGTATTGGCCTGGGTGGCAAGTTCTTTTTCGACTGCGCCCAGCTTGTCATACTCGGAGAGCGCCTGGGCAACATTCTTGCCCATTTGCGCTGTCGCAGTGCCTGCTTTGGTAGTTGAGGCTTCGAGCGATTTCGTCGCCTGCTCAGCCTTCGCGGCCGAAGCCGTCAGCCTGTCGAGGTCAGAGGTAGCGGAAACCGCACCCTTGCTGTCAACGGCAATGCCAAGCGTGGCCAGATCGGTCATGCCTGTTGCTCCGAAATCGGTTGTCGATTAGCTTTCGTCCAAGGGGAGAATTGGCTTTGGACAAAACTCTGAAAGTCTTGGTGGCCGCCGCCTGCATCACGGTGATCGCCGGCGGCGCCTATATGGCTGTCAGGGAGTGGCAGCGCAGCGAGGAACAGGCCCGGATGAGCGCTGCCCAAGATGCCAATGTTGCAAGGCTATATAGGCTATCCGACGCGCAACCGGGACAAGATGACAAGGTCAGGACATTCTGCGGCCTTGCCGACAGGCGGTTAGGCGATAGCAATATCCCAGATGACACCAAGAAAGAAATCCGGCAGATCACCGACACTTGCCGGCTCCTGAACTTCCTTTAGCGCTGTCCCCTGACCCGCTTGATCACTTTGGAATTTTCCTGCTCCTCCAGAGCCCTCCTACGAGCAGGAGCAGCAAGAACTTCCATGTCAAGCCGGCGTATCAACGACGCTTCCCAAGGGCGTATTCTGATGCACATCAGTCGGGAAAATGCATCGATGTCCGGAAAGGTTATGGGATAACCCTCCAACCTTGCCTTTGAGAGCGTCTGAAACCATCCCCAGACATGCGCCAAAGCATCTGGCAATTCAGGCAGTGGGTCGTTCTTGTTCCGAGGCGTGTTTACCGCCTCCGCATAGGCGATCAGCCCGCCTATGCTTTTGGCAAAAAATTTGCGCGGTTCCCCACAAACAAATCGACCTGTTCACGTATCCAAGGGAAGCGCTTCAGGACCATGCGCACGTTTTCCGCCGTGCATTCCAACGCCTTGCCGTCCACGATGATGTTTTGCCAGCTTTTGACGCACAGGGACAGCGTTTCAAGCTTATCCGCCTCGTGGGCCTCAGCCGAACGCTCTGGGGCATCCTCGCCGTTCAACCGCCTGTTGATCTTAATGCGTTCGAAGTCCTGAAATTGTATGGAATCGTAGCCCAGAAGCGTCAACGTGATCGGCTTCTTGTCGTCCGTCTTGAGCGGTGCCCTTGAAACCGGATGAAGCAAAGGCATGACGGCGCCCTCGGAGGCCGCCGCCACGGTATCGAGATTGGATAGGTCCATATTTGTCTCTTCGCTGGAGGGAATGTCACCCCGCCATTACGGCGAGGTGATCTGGACGGACGGATCTTCCACGATCGCGGTGTTGATGCCGACATTGAAGGTGCGGCGGACCACGTTGTCGTTGGTGCCGACATTAGTGCGCTTGGACATCACCAGGCCACGGAAATACTCGATCGTGTCGGACCAGTTTTCGTTGATGGCGTCTGCGTGAACTACCTTGAAGTTGTAGTTGAAATTGGTCGCCTCAGCGGCAATCATCGCATTCTGACCTACGTCATTGGGGTCGCGGGCAACAACGATCTGCATGGTGCCAGCGTCGCGAGCGCCCTTGGAACGACGGACACGACCATCGCCGATGGCGGCAAATGTCACTTCCGACGACTGATCGCCAAACTCGCCGAGGTTTTCATTCTCGCCGATAGGAATCCATGTGTCGGCCTCGAATTCGGTGAGTGTAGAGGCAAGAGCGGTCGTACCGATGTAGACGATCGTACCGGAGGCAGTATTGATAGCCATTGACGGGCTCCATCAGAAAAGCCCCAGAAGGGGCTGTTACGGGGAATGGGGCGTCATCGCGACGCTCCGGTTCGCCTTGCCCAAGGGCGGATTGGGCTATTACCGGGGAACCCGGATTAGTTTTCTGCCGCGAAGCAGAGATAAGGGATCGTGACCGGCACTCTGAGCCAGTCCGGTTCGGTCATGGAAGGGGACTGGTAAGGCTGACGGATCATCCGCACTGCGATTGTGTCGCCGGCAATGACGGTCCCGCGCTTGAAGTGCGAAATGACACGGCCAGCAATGTCAGTTGCTGCCAAAGCGCCCCTCCCGACGGGGTGCATGACGCTGACTTGCAACATCCCCTGGTATTGGTTCGATCCGCCCGTGTTGATGGTGCGCGTTACGGTTGCATTGGGCAGAAAGACGGCTTCGAGATAGGTTTCGCTTGGATCTGGCTTGAAGTTGATGCCTGGATAAGCAATCGGCAGGACAGGCGAGAACTCGATTTCCTCCAGATGAGCCAGGAGCAGCTCGGCGATTTGGCCTTCTATCGTCTCTGCCATGGTGCTATTTCCTGTGCTTCATGGCTGAAGAAATCCTCACCGACAACGACGTTGCCGATCTGCTTCACCGGATGGTGTTTCAGTTGTCACAGTTGAGCGGGCAGACCACCCGAGGTGATACCGCCCTTAAAGCCAGCCGTGGCGCGCTGCTGCTTTACCTTGCTGCCCTGATCAAGGCTTCTGAGAGCGAGACTGAGCCTCTTTAGCCACCTGATCGACGATCTGGGGCCATTGCTGTGCGGCCAGGCGCACAAAACCCCTACCCGGCCGACCGCGAGACCCATACTCGACGAAGCTGGCATAGTTGGCCGTGTAGACGGCATAGATCGTGTCCCCCAGCCCGGCGCCGTTGATGGCGAGAGACACGCTGCCGCTATCATATTGTGCCGGCGTGCCAGGATTGGCCAAGCCGCCCTGAGTAGGCGCATTGAGCGTGGTCCTGAGCGAGGCTCGGAGAAACCCGGTGTCGACCGGCATGTTTCCGCCCGCCGCAACTGGCGTCTGCATGGTCTCGATGACTTCCTGAGCCGATTGCTTGAAGACGGCTTCCCCCCGCTCTTTGGTTGCCGCTACCCAGGCGTTGATCTGAGCCGTGAATGACTGTTGGGCCATCAGCGTATGTTCGCCAGGAAGTCGATGCGGATATCTAGATTGCATCGACAGTTGATCACTTCCGAGGCCGGAGCGCCCGGCTCACCCGGATAGAGCAGGCCATTCGGAAAGCGCTCATAAAGCCCGACGCTTTGCCCGTTCATGAAGCGATGCGATTCACGCACTCGATCATCGGCAGCCGATCGCCAGATGCGCCTCACCTGCTCCGGCTTTACTGCCCCTGACAGGATGGCCTGCCTGATCGCTTCGTTCTGCGCATTGTGCAGGGAGGAAAGCGCCTCGGTCCTGCCGATCGTCTCGCCGCGAAGCTTCAGCAGCCCGTCCTTGTACCGTGAAACGATCCGATCAATCGTCGGCTTATCGAGCGGCTTGCCTTCCTCAAGTGCCTTCAAAACTGCCCGGTCAAACCGCTTGTCGCGCCTTGCGAGGGTCAGATAGTCCCGCAATGCCTGCTCATCGCCCGACAGCAGCCCGGCAGAGAGCTTTGCGACAGTCTGCTGCTGTGCGGCAGTCAGGCCGATGAAACCGCCCTCACGCTGCCCCGTAAGGCGATTGTAGCGGCCTACGATATCGAGAGCGACGGTGCGCGGATTTGATCCTGCCTCCATTCCAGAGGTCAACGTGTTCCGCAGCATCGTCCGTTGGTCTTCGATGATGTTCGTGACCAGGTTGGAGGATTGCGTCCTCAGAATGTTCTCCGCCTCTATATTTCGGCCATCGAAACGGACAATGACCAAGCCGCCGCCGGCATCACGAAGAATGGGTAGATTGCCAGCGGTTGCCGATCCGCCTGCATTGAACGACCCTGAAATAGCACCATCCAAGTCCTTGAATGCTGCCGGGTCGAGATGGACAGCCCTAAGCGCGGCGTGGATGTCTCCCCGTTCCAGCATGTCGGCAATGCGGCCGATTTCAGCCTTGCTGCGGATTTCATCGACAGAGGACAGGAACGCCTGCCGGATTTTCGGCTCCCATTCGTCGAGAAGGGAGGCAATCGTCTCCTTCGTGGCCATCAGTGCCGGATCTGGATCTCATACATGACGATGGTTCCGCCAGGATTGAGCGGCTTGATCGCCACTATGTTATGCGAGGACCCGCCGATTGAAACCTTGTCCGAAAGCTTCGGCTCGATCGTCAGTCCTTCAACAGAAACCAACACCTTCTTGTCGCCATACTGGATCAGTGTCCCGTCACGATCGCTGTCGGCGTAGTCTAGCACGACCATTTGACAGGCATGGCTAGTGTTTGTCGGCTCCCCCGGATCATAGGCTGGCCCATTGCCAGGGGTTGGCCTGACAATTGCTCCGGTCTGCCCGAATCGAGCAATGAGCCGTGAGGCCGTCGCTTGTGGCCGGGCGTAGTTGAACGCGGTCATCCGCGAATAGCCTTGCCGAAGAGCGAACTCGATCCAGAGCCGACCAAGGTAGCCATGATGCCGTCGATAATCGGAAGCAAGGGCCTAACGTCCGCAATAGTGCCGGTGCCGCCGAAGACGGTGGTGATAGGCCCAACGGTTTCCTGCTTGACGCTCTGCGACGGCACATAGTCTGGCGATAGTGAGCCAGGCGAAGCCAATTCCCTCACAGCGGCTTCACAGGTGGCTTTTATCACCTCGCTTGGCACTTCGTCGCTCGGGATAAGGTTCGGCGGGCACATCGCATCGTAAGCGTATGCGCGCGGCCATTCCAAAGCCTGCTCGCGGCGGTTTGTTCGATAGCCTGGGAAGCGTGAGCGATAGGTTGCGTCAACCCAGGCCGTTGCTCGGCGGCAAGCTGCTTCCCCGTCATCATCCGACGTGGTGTCAGGGAATGACAGACCATGCGCGGCGGCATAATCGATGGCCTGGTCAACGGTGATATAGCTTTCAGCGCCTTCGATCCCCGTGCCATCCTCAACGATCATCGGTCAGCGCTCCTTGATCTTCAGCTTCTGCGAGAAGTCGTCTTCCTCGCCGTCCGACATGACGATGTGGTTCGTGACGACATAGCTCTCGCCCACCGTACCGCCTGAAATCCGCACCGTCGCTGTCGTGTCGGCGAACGAATCCGCCACCTTCACCAGATCGGAGCCGGTCCACGCCGCGCCGTTGAGCAGCCACGTCGAGGCGGTGATCGTCTTGTCGCCGAGGTCCGGCAACCAATTGATGCCATAGTCGCGGATGGCATCCGGGTCTTTCGGTCCCCATGTCATGTCGTCGCCATCCTTGAAACTGCATCGACGGTTGCGGTTCGCTGCACGGCATCAACGGTTGCGGACCTCGAGGGCGCGTCGACCGTGGCGCTTCGTGAGACGCTATCGACCACGGCGAAGAAGCCTTCCTCGGTCGGGAACACCAGATCCACCGGCTCGAAGCCGCCGCCGAAGAAGCGCTTGCCGAAGAAGTGGCGGCCGAAGAAACGTCCGCCGAACATCAGCTCGCGTCCGTCGTCACGGCGGCGCGGTTGCCATCGCTATCGACACTGGCCGTCAGCCGGTTCTTGCTGTCGGCTGCGTCGCGGAAATGCACCGTCGATCCGCCAAGACCATTCGCCTTGCCATAGAGCGCGGCGCGCGCCAGGCGGAAGTGATCCTGCACCGTCTCGGAGCCTTCATAGGTGGCGGCGAGCACAGCATCGGCGTTATCTGCCGCGGTCGGGATCGCCAAGCCATCGACGCTCGGCTGAGAGGCCCGGCTCGAGACATCGGCGTCAAGGTGGCTCATGCGCGCCGTTGTCACGCCAGCGTCGGCGAGCGCCTGGTCGGCCTGCGTCTTCACATCGGCGGCCGAGAGATTATTCAGCGCCGCGATGTCGGCGAGGATCGTGTCGGCCTTGCTGTCGGCCGATGGGGCATGGACGCCGGCCTGGAAAATCGCGTCGCCCGTAGTGCCGGCACCGAGATGATCTGCCATGGCGACATCCCAGACGGCGGCGGAGACATCGCTTGAGCCAAGCGTCGAGAAGCCGGTCGCCGTGGCCCAGGCGCTGTCGCCATGGCTTTGCAGCGCGGTGAAACTCGCCGAGATGCCGTCGCTGAGGTCGGAAAGGGCCGCCGCCGTCGCAAGCGCCGCGATCTGCGTGTCCAGATTGGCCGAAGCCATGCCGAGCGCGGCGCGCGTGCCAGCGGCATCCAGCGGCGCGGTATAGCTGAACGTCGCCATGCGGCTCGATATGTCCGCGTCGAGATGGTCGAGCAGGCCAGCGCGTGTCGAGGTGAGGCGCGAGAGCAATGTCGTGGTGCCCGAAGTGTCGGCACCGGCATAGGTCGAGCGCGTCGAGACATCGGCATCGAGATGCGCGATACGCGTGTCGCCAAGCGCGGTGAGGCCGGCGCCAGCGGCACCGATGCGGGCAAAGGCATCGCCCGTCTGCGGCGTGTTGCCGGTATAGGTCGTCACAGTATCGACCAGCACCAGATGATCCATCGTCGCGGCAGGCGTGGCGATGTTGAAGAATTTCTTGAAGCCGGCCGCGATCTGGCCAGCCGTCTCGGTCAGCGCTGTGCCGAGGATCTGCGCCAGGTTCGCCTTGACGACGCCCGAGGTAAAGTCGAGCTGACCGGTTCCTGTGCCGGCAGAGAGCAACACGCTTGCGCCGACATCGCGCGCCGTCTGCGACGTTCCGTTGATCTTGAGCACATCGACGCGGCCGGAGGCATCCACTGACAGCGGCAGGCCGCCACTGGCGCCGGCAACCGCATCCGGCAGCGCGGTCAGGCCGCCATTGGTCGCCTTGACCACCTGGCAGACCTGCTCGGCATCGTCGCAGCTCGCCGCCGTGCCGCGCACCACCAGATCGCCCAGCGTATTGGTGTCGGTGGTGTCGAGCGCGAACTTGTACCAGCCGTTCGAGACTTCCGTCGCGTTCGAGGCGCCGGCGTTCGGATCGGCGAAGGCACCGCCGGCCTTGCTGATCTTGATGGCGACGGTCTTTCCGGTCGCGGCCGAGACGTGATCGCTCGACAGGAACAGCTTCAGCATCACCGTGTAGGCGGTGGATTGGGGCAAGCGGCGCATGGTCTACATCCCCAATTGCTGGCGCGTGGCAATGTGGCCACCACCGGACGGCCCGTTGATGGTGATGCCGCTGTTGTTGCCGAGATCGAAGCTGTTGTTGGCGATGAAGCTGGCGCCGCCGGCCCCCGTCATGTCACGGAAGGCGCAATAGCTCATGGTCGGTGCATTGCTGGCCACCGACAGAGTCCTGGAGGTTCCTTCCGTCCCCGAGCGGACAAGAATGAGACCGCTTGCCGAGCCGGTGAGCGTCAGCGTCCCTATGGTCAATGTCGAGGTGTTCAGTTCGATGACGCCGGGACCGGTGGCCGACAGGCTTGCGGCATTGAGGGCGGCGGAAAACCTCAACACCCCGCCGTTCGGTTGAGCGCCGAACTGGATAGCGTTCCATGTGAGCGTGTTGGTGAAGGTTATGACCGTCCCCGGCGATGCAAGCGTGCCGGAGAAGACCAGCGTGGAGCCATTGGCGTTGAACGTCAGATTGGTGGTTGTGCCCATGTTCACGGGCGTGCCGGTCGATCCGTTCGTGAACGTATAGATTCCGTTGCCGAGGTTGATTGTCCTGGTTCCGGTGCCGCTGCCGTTGAACGCCGAGTTGTTGGTGCTCAGCGTCATGTTCTTGTTGTGGGCGGCGAAATCGAGCGTGCCGGTGAACGCCCCGAATGCGAACGACACCAGCGAGACATCGACGCTGCGCGTGACCGTGCCGCCGCCCGAATTGCCGTCGAAGGTGACGGTATCGGAGGCCCCCGGCACACTCTGGCCGCCGGCACCGCCGGAGGTCGCAGCCCAATGCGTGGTAGTCGAAGCATCCCAATCGCCGCTGCCACCGACCCAGAAACGAGATGCCATCGGTCAAACGCCCCACACCAGCGCCTGGTCAGCGGCGCGCACGAAGATCATGATCATGACCTACGCCTCTCGACTTCAGCCTCGATAATCGCCAGAGCCTCTTTCGAGTTGATGGCTGGCGTGTCGCTCAACTGCTTGGAGAGGGCGCGAAGCTCTTTCCATTTCAGGTCGCGGAAGGCGGCGGGAATTTCTACCGACCCGGCATCCGGACGTGGTTCAGGCTCGATCGGCAGATTGCACTGCGCAGAGACGAACGAATAGTCCTTCGGCTGAGACAGATCGGCAAGAATGCAGGTCCCAACAACCCGGACAGGAACGCCGATCCGGCGATATGCCTCAACGATATTCGGCCAGTCTCCTACGACAATAACCCTCTCGACGCCCTCGATAGTTCTGTGGAACAGTCTGGCATTGCCGAACATGCGGCCCTTCTGCCATTCTGTACGGCCGGAGGCGTAGACGATTTCCATCAGGCCATGCGCTCCAAGGCGTCAGTGGCTTCCTGCTCTGAATGGAACGGCCCGGAATGGATGACCTTGCCATCCTTGATGAAGAAGCGACCTCCCGGCCCCTTGCCGACAGTCAGTTCGGCTTTCTGGGCGGGCTTGGGCTCTGGCGTAGGACCGTAGACCGCATCAACAATGCGATAACCAGCCGCAACCAGTTCGGCCTTGCGTTCCGGCGAAACGGGGTGGGGCTCGTAGATGATTTCGCGTTCCATGATCACTCCGAGAAAGGAAAGGGCGGCACGAAGACCGCCCCTTCTGTTGATTAGCGGCTCTTGAGAACCACGCCGGCCAGCGCCTTGTCGTCGGTCGCGGCCTTGTCCCAGTTGGTGCCAGTGCCGAGCGCGGTGGCGTTCGGGTTGGCGCCGCCGTTAGTCACGTCGTACTTAAAGCCCTTGAGGCCGACGTTGTAGGCGAACTCGCCCTGCAGTCGGGTCATCAGGACTTCCAGGCCGGTGACATCCTGGACAACGATGTCCGAGGTCTCCGTCACCTCGGCCAGCGCACCATTGGCAGTCAGGCCGAGCGTGTAGTAGTCGGTCACGGCCGGCGAGCCAGAGGTGACAGCCAGGCTGGCCGAGTCGGTCACGATGACCGGGCGGTTCAGCGTAACCGGCGTGCCGGTCTGGATGTTGAAGTTCGAGATGCCGGTGATCTTCGCCGACACCTGCTCCTTCACCAGATCATAGTACGGCTTGGAGTGCATGACCCAAGCCACGACACGATCCGCGCGATCGCCCATCTTGGCCAGTGCTGAGATCATGCCGGCGGTGGTTGCCGTGCCGCTCGAAGGAACGGTGTACATCAGGGCGCCGGACGAGACGTTGACCAGGGCAGCACGCGCCGCGAGCAGAACCGAGTTCAGCATATCGAGCTGCTGGGCAACCGCGATCTGGCCGCCGAGGATGCCGGAAAACTCCGTCTCCGAGAAGCGGGCGAAGATCTTGCGGAAGCTGTCGCGCGACTGATCGACCGGGCCGATCTTGCGGTTCAGCTTGACGCGAATGAACTCGTCCTGCAGCATCGACAGTTTGGTCGCGGCCGAGGTCGAGGTGTTGTCGCGACGGCTGACCAGCGAAGTGATGTCCTTGAAGAAGGACTCGTATTCGTAGTCGCCGGGCTTCTCGACCGTGCGCATGATGATCGCATTGTTGACGGCGGCGTTGAACGCATCCGCCTGCTGCTGCAGCGTTTCAGCCGCACGCGACTTGAGATATTCCTGGTAAACCTTGAAGTTTGAAGCGAGATAGTCGGCCATGGGAGGGTTCCTTTAAGAGCCGGGTTGACGATCCCGATCAGTCCGGAAGGGCTTTGTAGGCTTCGAAGCCGTGCTTATCGACAAAAGCGGCTCGATCCTTCTCGGTCTTGAAATCGGATTTCCTGTTGACGCCGGCTCCCCCGGCTCCATTGCCCGGCTGCTTCCCGCTGCCGGATTGTCCGGAACCTTCAAAGGCCCGGCCAAACACTTCCGACCCGCGCATTTCCGCGACGAGATCGGCAATCGTTAGAGGTTCGCCCTTGCCGTTGACGCGCGGATCACCCTTATCGTCGACGACCTGGACATTAAAATCAGCATCCACCTTCACATGCCGCTGGACGTGCGGCAGAAGGAGTTCAGGGACGCCCTTGGCGGCGGCTATTGCCGCAACTGCCTTGGCGTCCACAAGTTCGGCGTTGAGGCGCTTGCGCATGGCCGAGATCGTCTCGTCCTTGCTTCGCAGCGCTGCCTCATGCTTCTCATTCATCTGGGCCTTGAGCTTGTCCCACTCGCCGGCCTTCGTGGCCTTATCCTCGTCGGCCCTAGCCTGCGCTTCGAGGAGTTCCTTGATCTCGTCGGGCGACTTGCCGAGGCCCTGCCAGGCTTTCACCTGTTTTTCGTAGGCGGCGCGATCAGCGCGCTCCTTCTGAAGAGCGGTCTTCAGCCCGCCAGTATCTTCCAGACCATCCACCCCGAGGTGGAATTTGCCGTCTTTCTCCGTGTACTCGCCACGCAATGCCTCGGGTACGTCGTCGAGCTTATCGACGATCAGCTTCAGTGCCATTTAAGCGTCTCGCTTGATTGTGGGCATCACGCCCGTTGACGGCAGCAGGATCACCCCGCCAGCCAATTCTCCGGTCCACCGAGCAATTCGCGGGTCCATCCCGACATGCTGGCTACCTTGCCCTTCAGAAAGGGCTGCATTGTCTTCCATGCTTCGTTGAATGATCTGACATGCGCCCAAGGGGCATCGTCGAAAAAGTGCGCTGTCGGCGTCATCGGAACGCCGGCCAGGATTACCTTATCCGCCTTCTCCAAGGCGATCTTGACGGCAAAGAGCCCGGACGATCCCGAAGCTGTCATTCCCGGCCAGCGATAGTCAGCAACGCGGTCTATTCCGGCATGGCCATCTTCTGCGGCCACATGCTCGAAAGCCTCTGAGAAGCCCTGTGCGGCCCGCTCTGAGCGCCATTTGGCCATCTTCTCCGGGTGGAGCGTGACCCAGGCATCGAGCGGGCCGCTCCAGCGTGTTCCTATGTCGTTACAGGCGACGAACAGTCCAGGGTTGAACTTCTCTATTGCCTCAAAAGCATCATCCCAGACACAAGAGGCGCCGCCGAGGACGAGAGCGATCATTTCCAGCGGATGAAGCCTATCGGGTCCAGCCTTCTGCGCGCCATGACCTTATTGCCGTCCGCGTCAAGAATGCCGATGTCGATCAGTTCTTCGGGCTCGTATACGGTGCGCGAGAGATAGTTCTCAGCATCCGTGTTGTCGTCAATATCGGCGCTGCGCCTGACAACGTAATCACGCATTGGCCCATTCCATCGTTGGGGCGCCGAACTGCTCTCGCGTCCATCCGGACATCGATCGGAGCCTGTCACCAATCGCCGGCTTTGCCTCGGCCCAGCCCAATCGATAATGTCGAGCCGCTTCCCACATCTTCGGGTTGAAGAAATGCGCCTCAGAATTCAGCATTGGAATGCCGCAGAGAACGCCCTTGTCGAAGCGCAGGTCTTCCAGTGCGTACTTGGCCGCGAACTCCCCGGAAGAGCCAGAATGCCGCTGACCGCGAAACATGTAAGGCACCCGCTCCCACTGGAACGGCTTGTCCTGCTTCTGGTCGTGGGTTGCGATCCTGGCCGGCATCGAAAGGCCATTTGCAATGCGATCAGTAACCCATTTCGGCAGCTTCTCGGCGTGCAGCGAAACCCATCCCGCCAGATTACCCTTCCATTGCACCCCGACATCGTTGCAGGCGACGACGCCGTCGAATTCCATGATATCCAGAGCTGCTTCAATATCGGCCCAGACGCATTTGGCGCCGCCGAGAATGAGCGTTACCGCCAATGTTCCTTCACCCAAGGCAAATGGCCGAGCTGATGAGGCTTCTCTTGGCCGTGGAAATAAGCGATCCTGGCGTCACCCAACCCGTTTTTCTTCACATGGCCTTTATAGGACACAACCTGACCGGGAAAGATGTCGTCGATCATGCGGTGCGGCTGCTTGCGCATCCACTCCATGTCGTTTTCCCCGTTCCAGTTGTCGTAAACAGACCACTTTTCGCCTGGAACCAGAGCGACGCCGTTGCAAGCCCTAGATGGGAAGAACGGATCGCGGGGCAACGCAATCACGTCCTCCTCAAGGCAATAGCGAGCCAACCCGTCGACATTGCCCAAGACGATTGTATCCAGCCCGACCAGGATCATCGGAACGCC